AGGAACTCAAATAAGAAACCAATGGTATGGATCAGATAACGCGCCTACTGAAGATACAAGTAGTAATGAAGGGTGGTTTATGGGGGGATTAAAAGCATTGCAAAAACCACTTAATGCTGTTGTTGGAGCTGGTCAGTATGCACTAGGGAAGGGAACAGAAAGTACACTAGTAGGGAATATGAATAAGGCCGTAGAAACAGGATTAACATCTGGTGATGTTTTAAAACAGTATAACGTATCAAGAGGTGTTCAAATTCCATTAGGGTTTGCACTTGATGTTATGTTTGACCCAATTAACTGGGTTACAGCAGGAACAGCTGCCTTGATTCCAAGAGTTGGTACAGGTGTTGTAAGAGGAGCTAAGGTTGCAATGAAAGCAGGTGAATCTGGATTAAGAGGAGCAATAGAAGGTGGTGTTACTGGATTAACTTCTGGTTTGAAAAAGACAGCATCAACAGCTGTAGACTTAATGCCATTTGCTAGAAAGATTGCTAAACTTGCTCCAGTTGTAGAAGAGACAGGAGTTAAATCAACTGGATTAAGTAATTTGATTAAAAAAGGTGCAGTTAAGTATACTAACTTTGCAGATAAAGTTGGAGCCAGTGCAATAAAAGGTGCTGATAAATTTGATGCACTTACTGGAAAAAATTATTTAGATAGAATAAATAAAACAATAATTGGAACAAAGGCTGGAGGATTAAGCGATCTAACAGAAACATTAATAGAAAAAATTCCATCAGTTAAAATCTTTGGTAAAGCTACACCTAAGGGTGAGGATATTGTAGATTTCTTTAAATACTCAACTAAAAAATCTGCAGATATTGCAGATCTACAAGATAAGGTTATCAACTTAGCTAAAAACAAAGGAGCAATATTAACAAGAAGTGCAACTGGTTCTAATTTCCAGAACATAGATGATTTCTTAAAACCAGGAGCAACAATAAAACTAAAAGATAAAATTGGTGAGACAATGGATCAGGTTATACGTGAGGCTGATGGAACATTGATGCCAGAATACATAGGACAAGCAAAGGTTGCTGATACTCTTGATAACGCAAAAGCCCTTCTTGATGCAGCTGGTGAAGATTATAATCTTAAACATTTAGTAGAAGCATATAAAGTTACAGAAAAGGGTAAGACAGGTGTAGCTTGGTATGATGATGTTATTGATAAGTTAAAAACAACTACAGTTGATGATATTCTTCATGGCCATCTTGGTACAGGGAATGCTTACGATGTTGTAAAACAAGAAGCTGATGAACTTGTTAAAACAGTTAATTCTTATTCTAGAATAAGAGATATGAAACCATTCGAAAGACTTCTTAATGCTCAACAAGGACTTATATCTGTGTTCAAAGCAGCTAAGGTTCCAATGAATGCAGCTTCTCATGTTGTTGCTAATATTGGTAACTTATTCATGGGGTCTATGATGGGGCTTCCTATGTGGAAGCCAGCATATCTTGAATCTATTACTAAGGCGAGTTTACTTGTAAAAGGTAAACTTGGAGCACAAGGTTTTAAAGATATGTTCTTCCATGATGTAAATGCTCTTATTGATTTAGCTGATAATAACCCAACAAGATTTAGACAGCTTACAGGATTAGATCCAAAAGAAATAGCAAGTAAACTTAAGACAGAGGAAAAAATTATGAATGTCTTAAATGAACAATCAACTAGAACTGAAGTTAAAAAAGTTATTGAAGAAGCATTAGGTAGAATAGAGGAAGGTCTTATACAAGGAGATAAACTTTCTGACTTTAGAAATGTTGCAGAGGATGCTGTTAAAACTGGAAAAGAATCAGCATTAAATGAGAAACAACTAACGGCTGGACTTAAGAAATATGAAACACCATCAGAGAATCTTGCTAAGGCACTCGAAGAAGCTCCAATAAGAAGAGCTGAAGAATTTGGTTCATATACAACTGGTGAAATTGGACCTAATAATACATTAGATAAACTTAAAAAATATCTAGCAGAACAAGCAGAATTACATCCATATCGTCCTGATATTAGGGCTGCAAATATGATGGTTAATAGTATGCCAAAATGGTATGAGCACATCGACCAATCCTTTAAGATTGGAACATCTGATTATCTAACTAAGATTGGGTTAACAGAGAAAGAACTTGTTATTGTAAGTAGAACAACTCCGATGTTAAAAGATGATATACTTGAACCAATCATTAAGGGTGGAGAAAAATACTATAGACTAACACCATTAAAAGCAGCAGAGGTTGCAACAGAAGCATTCATGAACTACGCAGCTATGCCAGATTTCGTTAGAGTTATGAGAGCGCTTCCAATTGTTGGTAGTCCATTCTTGTCATTCCCTTATGCTATGGCAATAAAAACAGCAAAGACTGCAATTAATAATCCAAGTTACTTTAACAAGGTTGGATTCATGTTGAACGAAATGAATGTTGGTAGAACACCACAAGAGAAAGCTGCGCTAGAAGAAAAGTACAATCAATATTTGAAATCACCAACTGTTGTTAAGATGTTTGGAATGTGGAATACAGATGTTAAAAACTTTGTTCCTTATTATCAGATGAACATGCTTAATCCTTCACAAAGAAATTATAGTGGAAATACATTTGGTAGTCAGGTTATGAAACTTTCAGATAAGTTCCCAGTAATGCAAGATCCAGTTGGACAGGTTATAAAAGATTACTTTATACAACCTTGGTTACTATCAGGATCTGGAGATATTGCACAAGGACAGTTTGGACAACCATTATATCCATCATATGATGAAACTGGAAAGAAGATAGATGCAAAATTTGGAACAAAGGCTTTTTATGCAGGAAGATCTGTTGCAGAAACAGTTGTACCAGGATCTCTTGCTTATTTAGGTCTAGCTAATGGATTACTAGATATGTCACCAGAGGCTGTAGATTGGTTGCCATCATATGGAGCAAGAAACTTAGCTAATGCCACACAAGGAAGAAGTTCAATTGGAGCTGGAACGAAAGAGGATACAGTAAGAAAAACATTAAGATCGCTATTGGGTAGAACTGGGATACCAGCTTACACATTAGATGCTACTAAAACGTCGGCAAAGTAGTAATTATAAATAAGAATTAATAATATGACAGAAGAAAAAATAGGGGGAACAGGTGCAATAAAAGATACTATTGATATAAGAGATTATCAATACGCAGATGTTGGAATGTCATTACCACCATTCGATTGGGAAAAGGGTTTTGATATTGAAGAAGTTATAGGTAAAAAATTAAAAGTAAAAGACCAGAATGGTTCTGGTTCTTGTGGTGGACAAGCTTGGAGTTATTATGGAGAAATACTTGATCCAGATAATGAAGAGAAGTCAGCTAAGTTCGTTTATTCTCAAACATTTGTAAAACCAGCAGGAAGTGCAGGAAGAACAAATTGTGATTTAGTTATAGACAAAGGATGGGGAGATGAAGATAAAACTCCATCTTACGATAATGGTTTACCACCAGGAGAAGAATTTATGCAAAGAAAGGCTGATATTACCAAAGAAGCATTTATTGATGCTTTGTTAGATAAAGGATTATCTTACGCAAATGTTTATTCAAATATTGAATCTATAGCTCAGGCTATGGCAAACAATAAGGGATGTATAATTGGTATAACTGGAAAGAATAATGGAACATGGACATCAAAGTTTCCACTCCCACCAACAAGTGTAGATAGTTCTTGTTGGAATCATTGGGTTTACGTAGGTAAAGCTAAAATGATAAATGGTAAAAAATATATTGGGTTTATAAATTCATGGGGTGATTCAGTTGGAGAAAATGGATGGCAATGGATAACTGAAGACTATGTAAAGAGTCCATTCATATGGTCTACTTGGACAATGGTATATAACTTCCCTAAACCAATTAATACTTACAAGTTTACACTAACAATGAGACAAGGAAGTAGGGGTAATGAAGTAAAAGAACTACAAAAAAGAGTTAACGCTCTTCCTTTGGATGGAGTCTTTGGACCTATCACTAAAAAGGCAGTTCAAGTATGGCAATCACAACATAATTTAGTAGCTGATGGAATTGTTGGACCATTAACTAGGGCGGAATTGAACAAGTAATTATGCAATTAAACTTGCATAAAAAGCTTGCTAAAAATTTCAGATATGCTATCATTGATTACATACCTCTTGAACTTGGGATTGATAGTTCCTTACATGAGGCATTATTATTTAACAATAAAATTATGTCAAATATATTCGCATTAGATGCAAAAAGCCTATTAAATGCTGTAGCAATAGCTATAGTTATGGGAATAGGTGCAGCAATAGCTTATGTTCTTCAAGTTGGGGACTTGTTCTCTATTGATCTACATTCATTAACTAACGTTTTTGGGTTAGCTGCATTAGGTGGAGTAGGTTCACTTATAACTTCTTTCTTAACTACAAGTAAGGGAGATTTCGTAGGTGCAATGCCTATTAAATAAAGAGTTGCCCACTGAAGGGCTACTATGTTAATAAAAAACATTTTAATTGGAACTTTAGTAATAGTTTCCCTGTTGGTTTTACCACAAAGGCTAATTGCAGAGGACCAAGTAATAGTCGCGCCAGTTATGGAGACAGAAGTCGAAGTACCACTGACGTTTGAACAGCATATTGAGCGAATCTTCGGCGAAAACGCCGTTGTAGCATCAGCTGTTCTGACACACGAAAGTAGTTTAAATTTAGAAGCGAAGAACTGGAATTGTTTTTACACTAACCCTGAAACAGGAAAGAGATACTCTAAATCTTGTAAAAAAGAAGATAGACATCTAGCTTGGTCAGTGGATTGTGGAATAGCTCAGATTAATGTTAGAGGTCAAGTTTGTCCTAGTAAATTATTAACTCTTGAAGGCAATATGGAAGCCGTAGAAAGAATTTATAAGACACAAGGGTTAAGAGCTTGGGTTAGCTATACATCAGGAGCTTACAAGAAGTTTCTTCCTAAAACTTAATATTGATATACTGGCACTAAACAACAACAATACAGAATTAAGAGTTAGTAGCCATTAAAATAATATTGAAAAAGAATTAATCATTTGTCATGTAACAAGTTGACAAATGGTTTTTCTTTTGATACAATGGATGGAAGGTATATAAAGTTCTGGGTGAGTGAATAATCCATTGGTGGTGGATAAACTACATCGAAGCAAGTGGGCTTGATTAGATGATAGAGGGGAAAAATTACAACATGTACACCAACGAAGTGGCTGTGGAGTCAGCCAATCAGGAACAGTAGCATCTTTGCTCAATTGCAATTGGGTGGAGAAGTGAAGCTGATTTACGACAAGTTCCCTTTACAGGTGGGAAGTCGCTGTGGATGCGAGGTAGGATACTCTCAAACACTGCAAAAATAAAAGCCAATAATCTGTGACCCTCTTGGTGGAAACCATAATCCGCCCCCAGAACTTTATATATCTTAGGTGTGCAGAAGGGGAAATTTTATTTCCAATGGGGGAATGAAGGATGGATAATCCTTGATTCGAGAGTTAATCACTCTCACTTTTTAAACTTCCCCCTCCTTTACATCTATGTACTGTGATATAATAGAATTATTATTAAATAACTTTTTAAATATATGTTAGATCCAAACAATCAACAAGCGCCACAACAGCCTCAACCACAAGAAATGCCACAAGCATCTCCTGTAGCTGATGTTCCAGCTTCTCCAGAAGAAGCCAGTGGTTTATCTCAAGAGCAAATGAAAGCCAATCTACAAGATTTAATGTCAAAGATAGACAGTAAATATGAAGCTTTTAGTAAGCAGAATTTTTCAAATAAGAACACTCAAAATAATAGTGGAGCTCTTGCTATGTTTTTTGATATGTTAAAACAAGCTGGAGTAGATCCAAGCAATGTAGAAGAAGTAAATGCTTTTCTTGAAAATATCAGACAGAATAATCCAGAGATATTCAAACAAGTAGAAGCAATACTTAAAACTTTAATAGAAGGAGGAGATACTGTTCCAGAAGAGAGTGAACAAGCTCCTGCTGAACAAATTACTCCAGAAATGGGGGCAACAACTCCTGAATCAAATATGAATATAAATACAAATGAGACACCACAGCAAAACATATGAGAACGTTTTCTCTGAAGATGTCCCAAACAGTAAATCTAGGTTACAAGTAAATAACATTGCTGCTTTGGGTATGGAGTTAAACGAATATAGATCGCTTGCACATAACTTTATAACAGAAATGTATTCTGATATATTTTTACAGTGTGTTAAACTCTCATGGTTAAGACGAAAGTTTGTATTTTATGGATCAAAGACTATAGTTCCTATGCAAAAGAACTCAAGAGTTCTAGCTAATGCTTTTACTAAGTTTCTAAGAAGGAATATAGGTAATGATATTCAACTAATAACTAAGGGTAAATATTTTAATAGATTAGATGTATATTATTTTGATCAATTATTTCCAGGATTTGAGGATGAGAACCCATTTGAAAATCCTGATTTCTATAAATTCCCATATAAAAATATATCAATGGAATTCCTTTTGGTTGTATTCCAACTAGAGGATCGGTTTGAATTATTGGAAGAAGCCGATAAGAGAGAAATGTCTTATGCGGTATTTTTAGATTATGTATTAAATCACACACTTTCAGAAAATGAAATATTAGGGTATAATAGGTATGAGCTAACACAAAACAGTGATAGGAAGTCGCCTTATTATATTAAAGATAATTATAAACTTTTAAAAGGTAAGAAGAAAAAAATATGAATAAAAAATTAAAACCAGTAGTATTTGTACAAGGTAAATATGCATATAATAATCAAAACACAACCCAGCAAATAATGTTATTAAAAGCATTGCAGGTTACACAAGATCCTAAGAAATTAAAGGAATTAATTGGTGTAAAAACTGTAGCCGAGGTATATAGGACATTAGATAAGATGGCTATGAGAAAAGAGTATCATTCCTCTTTGGCTAAGAATGGAATAACATTTGATTATGTTGTTAAGGGTATTAAAACTGAAATAGATACAGCAGATAAGGCTTCAGATAGATTAGCTGGATTAAATATGATACTTAAATCTATAGGATTAGATAAATATGAAGAATCATCTATCGCTGGTGGTACATGGGAAGAAACATTGTTAAAGATCAAAGCAGAAAAAGAACAACAAGGAGAACAAATTAAATTGGTTGAATATGAGGTTGAGGCCCCAGAGATGCCTGAGCATATAAGACTAGCTAAAGAAAAGGCTAATAAAGAAGCAGGACAAATATATGGATAATAATAATAGCGTAGAACAACTTGCAGATCCTAGATTCTACCTAGAAAACTTCTGTAAGATTAAAGGTAAAGATGGTAAAGGGTTGGTTCCATTTATTCTTAAACCTGCTCAGTTAGATATTTTTAATGTTGTTCAAAGAAACAATCGTATTATTATTATGAAGGCTCGTCAGATTGGATTCTCGACAGCAATTACTGGGTTCTTATATCATAAAACAATTACAACCGCAGGAGTATCAACAGCCCTTGTTGGTTATAACAACGACCTTACTGCAGAACTTTTGGATAAAATTAAAACATTCTACAGAACAACTCCTGATGCAATTAAACCTACTATTCACTATAACTCTAAATTCGAAATTTCTTTCCCTGAATCAGACTCTAAGATTCTAGTGCTTCCTTCTACTGATAACGTAGGTAGAGGATATACAATTAACTATGCACTACTAACAGAGGTGCCTTTCTGGGATAAAGCAGAAGATAAACTAGTTACACTAGAAGCCTCAGTTCCTATTAATGGAAAAATTATTATCGAGTCTTCACCTGGAGCTGTTGGAGATTACTTCCATAGAATGTGGGTATCTCAAAATGATTATGTAAAGAAAGAGTATGGATGGTGGTGGAACTATAGCGAGGAAGAAATTGAAACGATTAGAAAGCGTATGAATAATCCTCGTAAGTTTAACAACAACTACGCGTTAGAATTCTTGATTTCAGGAAGAGCTGTATTTACACAAGAAGCTATTAATAAACAAAGAGAAGGTGTTCTTAAGGTTGGAGATAGGGTAAAAATGGAGGATGGAACTGAACATATGGTTAGAGAGGAAGAAGGATTTAGAATGTATAAACCACCACAAGCTAAACACTTCTATGTTGTCGGAGCTGACTGTTCTGAAGGTGTAACTGGAGGTGACTATTCTGTAGCTACAATTATAGATAGATCAAATGGAGAAGAAGTTGGAATGTGGAGAGGTCATATATCCCCAGATAGGTTTGCTAAAGTTTTGGATAAATGGGGGCGTCATTATAATAATGCATTAATGGTAGTTGAAGCTGAAGCTCACGGAAACGTTGTTCTTAATGTATTAAAGAATTTATTATATCCATCTCTATATTTTAGACCATCTCGTTTTGACACAATAGGTAGTCCATGGTCAGATAAACTTGGATGGAAAACAACTAAAGTTACTCGTCCAATTTTGATAGATGAATTCGAACAAATGACAAGAGAAGGAAGTATTATATTACATAGCAAGGAAACAGTTGATGAAATGACAACATTTGTGTACAACGATGCTAATAACATGGTTTGTATGGATAGTTACAATGATGACTGTATTTTTTCATCCGCAATCGCATGTCAAGGATTTAAAGTTATTAGTGATAAACCTATGACACAGTTAAATTATTCACAACATTTACCATCAGTTGGTTATTAACAATTCAGTAGTACTATGTTAAAATAGACTTATAAATATATGCTTACACAATATTCAAAATATACACGTTATAATACTTACAACCCATCAGACTTCGGTAAAGACGAGGTTGAATTTCAGTCTAAATTCATGTTATCATTGATGGATGCTCGTCAGTATTTTCTACGTATATTAAAACCACGTTTAGATAGATCATACAAATTATATATTGCCTATAATGGTGATCGTCAATTACAAATTAAGTCTTGGCAGTCAAATATATTCGTTCCTTATGTGCAAGCAGTGGTAGAAACTCTTATGCCTCGTGTTTTGGATGCACGTCCAGACTTTAGTGTTCAAGGTAGAACACAAGAAGATCAAAATAAATCAGAAAAACAGCAACAATTAGGAGATTACATATGGGAAATATCAAAAATGGATCGAACAGTGGAAGATGTTGTTCGTTCTTCATTGGTTTATGGAACAGGATATCTCCAGGCTTCATGGAAAAAAGACGTAAGAAAGCAGAAATTCCTTAAAACTAAAGATTTAGCAAAGAAAAAATACGAATGGAAGACAGAAGAAAGAACTTTTTATGATGCCCCAACAGCTGAATGGGTAGATAATTACTCACTTATGTATGACTGGCACAACACAGATCGCGAATCTAAGCAATATTGGTTTAAAAGATTATGTTTAACTGCTCCTGAGATCGTAAGGCGTTATCCAAATGCAGATCCAGAGCGTTTACAACTCGCCTTAAACAACCCAGGAGGTGATTTAAGTGATTACGCTTCTATTCGTACACAAGTTAAGCAAAATCAAGAGCTTGTTGTTAAAGGAATAAACACTTTCAATGGTATAAATACATTTAATGGACCAACTTATGGATCTTTCGGCTACGGAAGTGATAAATATAAGACTTTTGGTGACCCAGAACTACAAATGTATGAAGTTTTTGAATATACACAACCATTTCAAGATATGTATTCAGTTCACGTAGGAGGAGGATACACTCCAATCTTCAAAGGTGGATGGATGCCAATTCCTTATGACTTCAAAGAAGCTACATTCATTGATTTCCCTTATTTGAAGGTTCCTGGAGAATTTGAAGGATATGGATTACCTATGATTCTTGAAAATCCACAGATTATGATGAACATGATTAAGAACCAACGTCTAGATGCTGCAACTTTGTCTATTCACAAGATGTGGATCGTTAACCCACTTGCAAATATCAATAAAGAGGAACTTATTACTCGACCTTTCGGTATTATTTACTCTGTTGACCCTAACGGTGTTCGTGAGGTTCAATTCTCAGATATTAAAGCTTCTGCTTATAAAGAAGAAGATCTTCTTAAGGCAGATATGCGTTATGCTTCTGGGGTTGATGACTTCTCAATGGGAGCTGGAGGAGGAGCTAGTTCAGCTACAGAGGTTAGACACCTTCGTGAGTCTACACTTGAGCGTGTACGTCTATTTGTAAACCACCTTGGTGATGGATTCTCAGTATTAATGCGTTATTGGATGGATATGTCACGTCAGTTCTTTACTAAAGATATGATTATTCGAATAGTTGGAGATGATGGAAAAGAAATGTTTCCACTTATTGAAAAAGATGATCTATGTGGTAAATTTGATTACAAAGCTGCTGTTCTTCCTTCTATTGCTGGACAACAAGATATCAAGAAGAAGCAAGATATGGACCTATTCCAGTTGCTTATTAACCTTCCATTCGTTGATCCACAGAAGCTTACTCAAAAAGTTCTTGTTGATTGGAACTGGGCATTAGATTCAATAACTAAAGGTGAAGAACAACCACCAGAGGCTATGGGACCAGATGGACAACCATTAGTTGGACCAGATGGACAACCATTGCCACCAGAAGATCCAAATGCAGGAATGCAAGAATCACCAGAATTACAACCCCCAACAGCTGGTACTAAATCAATATCACCAGAAGTAGCACAAAATGCACTAGCAATGTTGAGAGGTGGTCCAGCAGGAGGGGCTTCACCATTTGCACAAGCATCTTCCCCAATAAACCTAATGAATGCAGGAACACCCCCAACAGCTGGACGTATTCCACTTCCAACATCAAACTCAAGAGGTATGAATAGAACTGGTAAGGTTAATACAAACACAAGTGTCCATTCAGTTAACAGTAACCCAGAGTCGCAATTATTAAACAGGGCAACAAGCCTTCAAAAAGGAAAGTAATATGCCATTCAAGAGTTTAGCAC